ACCGGCTTACTTGGATCGTCTACTGAGCGAATTACTAAATAGTCCGTCTCAGCTAAATATTTAATCGCGGCTGCATTAATTTCTTCTTGGCTTACCTTAGCCTCTACAACGCTTTTTAGAGCAAGTAGTTGAGCGTTTGTAGGCTTTTCAATGTGCGTGAATGTAAAACTGTGAAGTAAGCCGTCAACAATGTTTAAGCAGTCGTTTTCAGGATCTCTCTGAGCATCTTTTACATATTCACTTACAAGCATTGCAACATCACATTCTTTAAGCTGGACTTCTTCCCAAGCAGCTTGTAACTGTTCTGGAGAAGGTTTAGCAGGAGTGATGTCTACTTGTTCAGATTCAACTTCTGCGAACTTCTGAACCATTGAGAAGTCTGAGTCTGAGATGGTGTAGTCTGAAGGTTGGAAACCTAAACGTGTAAGTACTTTAATTAAATCCATATACATCCTTATCTGATTTTAGTGATCTTAAGAGTTGAATATACTTCAGTTTCTCCAGAAGACGCTGCCGACCCTAATCCACCGGTCTGAACAACACCTAAATAATGCTGTAATTCAAATATTTTAGGTGAACTGATCGTGATTTCCCCGTTTATAAAGCTTCTATTTGTAGCATAAGCGCTCCCATTATTACTGAACTCAGAAGTCCCCCCAAGAGCAGTTGCAGAATCTGTAATATTTCTGAAGCGTGCTTTAGAAATACCTGCGAATTGATTCGGACATGAAGCCTCAATCATATAAGTACCTGCCGGTAAAGTAACCTGATTAGCACTTAAGCTTGTTACAATACCTGTAGGATCTACTAGAGTGTTTAGAGTTCTAGTCTGGAACCCAGTAACATTGTTACCCCCTGCCGTACCACTAGCCTTTACATCACTTAAAGTAGCAATCCTAGGCTGTAGAATTGGCAATGCTGCGATTGAGGGTGTTGTAGATGCGTTGAAAACGAAGTATGCTGAAGATATATCAACTCCGCCTGCTGAACCGATAAGTGCTATAGTCGTGTTAGTGTTGAAGGCTCTTCCTGCATCTATTCTTAAGATACCTAATACTTCATCGTATGTAACCAAAGCACCATATTGTGTAGTAGTACTTGCTTGAATATAGTTATACGTAGCCATGGTTGCCTTAGCTAAAGCACCATAAGCGTTTACTTCTTCAGCCTTTAACCCTTTCCCAATCTTAATATCAACCCTTGCAGGACTCGCTGTAGTACTTGCTGCGTTATAAGCTCTAGCGAATACTCTAAACCCATCTGCATTCATACTCGCTACAGTTTGAGTAGGTGCTGAAGCTGAAATAGTAGCAGTGTTAGTGTTCGCAGCGTAAGTGTAAGTATTAAACGTACCAATTGGATCAGCGTCTACAATAGCTGTAGCTTTGAAAGTGAAAGGGAGAGTGTCTGATGAGATTTGCTGAGTAGGAGTGACGATGGCGGTGTTGCCGGCGCTCCAACCTGCGATGGGGATACGAGCATTAAAGGAGAACAAACTACCTACACCTACTAGTGCATTTCCTACAATCTTTGATAGTCCATTTAACGTAGAGTTCTCACCTCCGAATGTCATGTAAGTACTGCTCGGCTCAATTAAAACCGAAGCCCCACCAAAGTTAGTCCCTGCTGCGATATTTGTATTTCCTTTTCCGACTACTTGAATAGAAGGGATTGAAATAGAATTAGCGCTAGTTAAAGCAACACCATTCAGTTTCAAATTAACTCTAGTCTCTACAGCAGTCGGAGTTCCAGAAGTAAATTTACCACGAACTAATAGGTCTCCCCCCTCTCTTCTCGATTGAATTTGAATCGCAGTAGGAGTACCAAAACCTTGAAAATCTGCTGCAACTAATCCAGCATCTTGCCAATCTGTAACATTATTTAACTGAGCAGCTTGATATAAGCTCTGCCCGACTTGAATATCATCAAACGATAAAATCTTACCTGAGTTTAAAACTTTAACCTGAAATCCTACTCTAATATTCGCACAAGTTAACGGAAGTAATGCTGAAGCGATTACAGTCTGAGTTGCTCCGTTTGTCCCAATAATCGAGTTTGACAGTGTAGTTAAAACTGTAGCGTTAGTTACATCATAGATTACGATCTGGATATCTCCAGTATTTCCGTCATATTGAATCGGCGCTGAGAAGTAGACTTGCTGACCTCTGAATCTTAAATCTACAGGAAATACAGCAGAAGCTAAATAATCGTCTAGTGATCCGGCAGCTTGTGTATACTTATACGAAGCAGTTCCATGAAGTGGAGTTGTAGTTTCTTTTACGAAAGTACCAGATAAAGTTCCACCACCTAAGAATGTAGCGTTGTCACCAGTAGACCAATCCGTTAATTGCTCAGAAGCAGTAAGTTGTAGAATTGTATCTAAAGCAGTACTTCCGCCAGTTCCAGAACCAGTTCCGCCAACAATTTGCCAACGAGATGTCGTTGAATCGTATTTTAAACTAAGAGCTGCATTATTTGAAAAAGTAATTGTACCGTTTGTACCAGTTAAAATTCTATTTGCAGCAGTTCCTACAGCGGCGGAAGAATCTGAAACTGTTATATCAACACCAGTACGGTTAAAGATCGTAAGATCTTGTCCATTTGTTCCTGCTGGAATATTTGCAAGCGAGGCTAGGGAAGCATTTGTTAAACGAATTGCTCCTGCGGTAAAAGCAGTAAGTGAAGCGTTTGATCCAGTAGTTGTAGAATCTGTATCAGCTTGTATCTCTAAGTGTTTTGTATTTGCTAATGTTACAGCATTTGTAGTTACAGTAAGATCTGAAGAGTCTGTAAGTTGTCCATTTGTATCGACGATAGGAATGCGAGTAGCTGTTAGGGCTGCATTTTCTGACATTACCCCAGTTGCGCTATTTGCTAACAGTCTATAGTTAGTTCCAGACGCAAGTTTGGTACGATCAATAGCTGCACCAGTTTTAATGTCTGCGTTCTCAATGTTTGTAATAGTATTTACATCTGCATCGATTGAAGCGCCAGTAATAACACCAGTATCTGAAACAGTTACAACAGAATCTTGAAGTAATTTTCCAGTTGTTAAATCAAATCTAGCAATCGCATTGTCTGTTGCAGAAGCTGGACCATTTACATCACCTGTACCTGTTCCTTTTGTGTCAATCTGAGCTTTTAAATCAGTTAGATTGGCTTGTACGTCTGTACCTGTTACGCCTGCTGTAGAGGCTGAAATAGCAGAAGCGTCGTGTGCATCTGTAGTATCAGCAATGTGTGAATCTAGTGTCGTTTCAAGATCCTGTAGCGCGCCTTTAATTGTTTGATCGTCTGTAATTGTTGTGCCAGTAAACGTTCCTAAATCTACAGAATTAGCGGGTACTCCACTAAGTGTTATAAGATCGTCAACATCAGTTTGTGTAGAACCGATTGAATTATCTACGTATGTTTTAATTGCAAGAGCTGACGGAACTTGAGTATCCGAAGCGCCGGTCATTGTTACTGACGTATTTAGTACGCCCGCTGCTAAATCTGCAACTTCAAGATTCGAAATACTGTTACCAACGCCGTTTGCGTCGATTGTTTTATTTGTTAAAGTATCAGTGGTCGCTTTTCCGATTAACGTATCAGTAGCGTCTGGCAACGTTATTACTTGATCGACAGTTTGTGAAGACGTAATAGTAGTACTAGTTGCTGTAGAACCCGCGGCATCGATTTTTACTTGAATAGTAGGATCAGTAGCATCGACAATACTAGTGGTAGTGTCGCTAAGTGATTTGTTTGTTAAAGTATCAGTTGTTGCTTTACCCACTAAAGTATCTGTAGCGTCTGGTAAAGTAATAGTGCGATCAACTGTTTGTACAGCTTCAACTGTAGTTCTAGTAGATGCAGTTCCGGCAGCGTCAAAATTAATTCTAATTGTAGGATCAGTATTATCTACGATATTTGTTGTAGAATCTACTAGGTCCTTATTTTCAATAACCGCGGCTGAATCTTCTGTTAAGATCGGAGAACGAATAGTTCCGTTATGTAGGTAGGTTTTATTATCTACAGATGACGTTTCAATTTCACCGACTGTATCCGAAGTAAGTACAGCCTTTGCTTTGATTTTTAATCCATTCCAAATACTTGTAAAATTTATAGCCATGTAAGTCCTCGTAATTACGTAATTAGATACTGTTTAAAATACTTAGAGCGCGGTAAGAAACTATTCCAGTGTGGTTCACCCCAGAAAGTGCAGTAGTAGTGAATTGTAACTGTCCAATATCGTTCATGTTAAAATCGATATAAGCGTTACCCGGTCCGACACGTCCAACTTCCCACTTTTGGTTAGAAGGTCGCGAATTGTTATATACACAACTTAACGTTCCAGTTTCTGCAACTTCCATATTATCACCAGCAGCAACCGTTGTTTCGTCTGTTTTTCTATATACAGTATAGAAAATCATAACAGCTCTAACGTCTGCGGGAGGGAATGATAAGTTTGTAATGTCGATGTTTGAAGAAGAGTTGTAGACGTCGATATTCATAGTCTGTGGGGCAACGTCAAATGACCCAGTAAAAACGTTTACAGCGTCTGCAAGAGCTTGAAACGCCTCGAGAATTGCGGGCGACCAGTTTGGTGATCCAGCCGAATTTGGTAATGTGATCGGTGTTCCTTTTATCAGTATAGTCGGCATAATTTCTCCTACGTATAGTTGTTAATCTACGTTAACCCCTTAAAATAAAAAGACCCAACAGAACGTCAGGTCTTAGAAGTTTTTGAAAGAGATGTAGGGATTATGCTACGATGTAGATGAACTCTACTAGAGCAGATGTAACTGAAGTACCGACAGCAGATACTGAAATCTTGTTAGCTACCGAAATATCCGGAGCTGAGTTAAGAACAACAACAGCACCTGTAGCGCGGTTTGTTACTCTAACCCCTAGACATTTTTTAACTGGTTGTCCAACGTCTAGTACGATTGATTTAGTGATAATTGCACCAGAAGCTGTAACCGAAGCTACGTCTGAACCAACTGCGTTTGCTGTAGAGATATCGACGACTGCACAAATTGTTTGTGTTTCTAAAGCACGAGCAGCGTTGACTGAGTCTTTAGGTTGGTAAGATGATGACATAATGTTTCCTTTTTTTATTGTTAAGTTTAAATGCAAATAAAGTATCCGCGCTAATAGTTGTTAATATTACTACTAGGTGCACAAGTTTTAGATAAAAAAAAGCCCCGCGGTTAAGCGAGGCCAGTATTTGCGGATACTTATAGTGTCAATTAAGCAGCGTTTACGATACCTGTGAGTAAAATGTTCTTACCCGGTGCGCAACAGAATACTGCTTGGTCAGTATATAGTCTCATTTCGTATCCAGCGCTGTTTTCTAGGTCACGGAAAAAGTCTTCACCTTGTCCCGGACGTTTGAAAGTAATGTCGCTCGATCCAACTCTTGACCATTCTTCAAGTGCCAATCCGTATGCGTATCCTTCTTTAACGTAGATTGAAGGAACGATTTCTAGGTCACCGTTTTGTGAGTGGAAAACGATTGATTTAGAACCATTCTCAACTTTTACTGGTGAATAAGAAGAATCGTACTTTCTAAGAGCAGCTTGATCGTTTAATAGATCCGCCCATCCTCTAGGGTTTACGAAAACAGTAAGTTTAGAATCCAATCCTTTTTCAACTGGTCTAGAAGCTGCTTTAGTAAGTTTAGCGAATGATAATGCCCCAGTAACTGCGTATGAGTTACCTTTGAAAAGGTTATATGATCCAACGTTAATGTTGAACATAATTCCTGAAGTAGTTTCTAGAATCTTGTGGATACCAGCAAACTCGTGATCTTTTGCACCTTTGTGGAAGATTACGTCAGAAGTAGTTACACCAGCAGCGAATGCCGAAGTAGTAACAGTGATTGTTTTAGCGTCCATATCTACAGAAGCAACAACGAATGACCCACGAAGAGTAGCAAGTGTTGAATCGTAGATATCGATTGGCATACCTTCAGCTCCTGCCCAAATACCCGGTGCCCATTCAGCGTCCGCGATAGTGATAAGAGTTGGCGTACCAACAAGAACAGCAGATTCTACAGCCGCATATCCTTTTTGTCCGTAAAGCATTTGAATCTCAAGTTTTTTAGACATTGAGCGTAACATGTTAGATACTAAGTATTTAGTAGCTTCCATGAACGACTGTGATCCACCTTTCATTGCTCTTGAAGCAGCAGCATAACCAAGGATAGAACGCATAACCATTGGGTTACCACGTACTTGTGCATCTTTGATTTGTCCTGCGATTGCTGGCAATAGGTTGAAAGCATCTTCGTCAGAAGAAGCGAAAGTTACCCCGTGTTCCATACCAAGAATTACTGGTTGGTGAAATCATTTATGTTCAGTATAACTCGTTAGTTTTATACCCGTTCTTTCGAACCGCTTACTGTTTCCAATAAGATCAGACTATATCTTCATCCCTTTCGGGAGTCTTCCATTTCGCCTCACTTGAGGCTACGAGCATTTATTTAAGTGGATGCTCTAGTCGTTGAACCTTCTAGTATTTAGCTAGCTTGGCTGCTGATTGTCTTCGCCACCACGCGGTCAGATTTTCCAGCAATTAAGAAGAGTGTTTTGAGCTAAGAATTACTTCTTAACCACCCATTTCTTCAACAAATTTGAAATGATACCCGCCGGTTGTTTTTCTTTTTCCGTGACAGACATTACTAATTTTACTGCGGCATAAGCCGAGTTTATTAGCTGCATCTCTACCACTTTTAAATACTTCACCGGTTTCTAAACAAATTACTTTAACCGACACTTTATCTGAAACGGCTTTTTTATGCTGTTCAGTATTGTTGTGTCCTGTTCTAGATTTGTTACCTTTTGCATACTGATTACCTACGCTTCTTTCTCCAATTTTAACACAAACTTCTTCACTATGTTTATGTCCATAGAAACCGTTGTTTGCCTTCGAAGCGTCAAAATCCTTTTTACCTTCTTCATAACCGTAAGCCTTATTCCATCCTTTATTAACTAGATCATATTGTATTATGAGCATAGACTCTAAAGCGAACATAGGTTCTGGTATGTCGAAATCGGCAATAAGTTCAATTGTAAATGTTTCGTCTTTAAACCACGATTTTTCTCTATGTCCGGCTAACCGTTTTTGTAGAGTTTGTCGAGTTTGACCAACATACTTTATTTCTTGTTCTTTATTGCGTAAACAATATACTTTGTATCTTTTCATTTTCTTTATCCAAGTATGCCTTTTCAGGCTCCTCTATATTTGTTGAAAACTAGTTTAGGTTCCCACCTTGTTTTTCTTTAGCTGCGAATGGAATCGCGTTGATGATTTTAAGCCCTTCTGGGATTAAATCTTTAAGTTTGTCTGCGTATTGTTCTTTGAAAAAACCGTTAAGGTTCCCGACCGTATTATCCGGTGTCGAGAACGTGTTACTTGTAGCCATTTAGTACTCCGTGTTTGGAAAATTATTATTGTTAGTATCACATTAATATACGTCATGCTTCTCTTTCATAATTTTGGTATTTCCGCCCGGAGAGGTAACAGAAAATCTCGATTACTATAATTACAATAGTATACATCTATAGTTGTTAAAAATCAGTAAAGTATGTAGGTGAAATTACTATCTCTAATAAAATCACCTACTTAACTTACTTAAATTCCGAAAAAATCTCTCATTGTCTGTTTGTTAACTGTTTGTTTTGTTTCTGGTTTCTTTGCTGCAACGTCCTTAGACAACGTTTTTACAGTAACCGGCGGGGCTTTTTTACTTCCAGCAAGTCTGTTTTTTCTTAGCTTGTCTAACACATCTTTACCTATTAGCTGTTCTACTTTATCGGCGGGAAGAATATTCAGTAGATGTTTTACGTCCCCATTAACTTCTTCTCTAACGATATTAGCGATAATGTCCATGTCAGGTTCATATCCTTCTTCTACTGCAATCGACATATACTTCGTCATCTTATCAACGATATAAGGTGTTGACGGTAGGTCAGGATTCGATTCAAGAGCACCTAGCATCATATTCTCGTACTTTTCATATGAACGCTCTAAAGTCTGTTCATAGCTTCTACGTTCAGAATCTTCTTTCTCTCTTTGTCTCTCATCTTCAATTTCTTTAAGTCGCGCTTCATATTGTTCGATCTTAATTTGTTCAGGACTTTTTTGTGAGTTGGCAATTTCTTCTTCTAGTATCTCTGCCGCTAATTGTTTAATGTCTAGTCCGATCATCGGATTTGACAAAGCTTTACGTGGGTTAGATTTAAGCTCTTGCATAAACGCGACAACTTCTCTTTCTAAGTTTGCGCTTTCTTGTGCTTTTGATTGTGACATTTTAGCTAGTTGTAATTGACGAGTCATATACTCAATAGCTTCGGGATTATCATCAATATCGAATGGAAGCTTTTCTTCGATCTCGCGACCGTTATACTTCAGTTTCAATGAGTTGATACGTTTTTTCTCAACCGGGGTAAGGACTTCTTCAATCACTTCTTCAGTTGATTCGACATTGTCGAGCGATTCGTTAAAATTTTCTTCAGACATAATATACTCCTTATTAGCGGGATGCTCCCAAAAAGGGTTACAGCGCTATTACACATCACGTAATTGTGGTAGTGTTATATAAAGTTGTTAATATACAATAGGTACAAGTTCAAACATACTGAGATAATTAATGAGATAGCGGCGATCTTTAATTTTTTACGAACCGCGGTAGTTTTTTCTGAACGTATAATTGTTACGTCTTTGCTGATATTTTCTTTATGACGCAATCTAATTTTTGCCATTATTTTAATCCAATAAATTTAGATAAAGTTAAAAGCTTTTGTATACGTTCACCATAAGTTCCTGATACAGTGTGGGATGTTAATAATTCACCCCAAACCGCAGCAGCAATAACTTCAGGACTAGAACCACCACCAGAAGCTAATAATAAACTTCCCATAGTACCACTTTCAGTATTATCTATTATGTTAGCAGCCCAGACAGCAGCGGCAAGCCCTTCAGGACTTAATGGAGTGGGTCCACCAGCTTCTGCTTCCATGTGTCCTATTGCGCTTATAATAGCTGTAGACACAAGTGAGAGGTTCCCACTTGCTAATGCATTAACAATAGCTCCAATATCAGCAGAACTAGTTACACTAAGATTACCAGTAGCTTCTAAATTAACTGAAGCACTTAAATTTGCATTAGTGCTAGCTATTGAAATTAAAGCACTACAAACTAAGGTAACGATTTGATCTAATTGAGCATTTATACTTATTAACGAGAGTGTTGAGGTCCCTTCTAAGTTATACCCACCAGCTAAGTTACCAGTTGTATCTATAATACTTCTAGAAGCTGTAAAACTAGACATAGCACCAATCGCATTTGCCATACTCCAAGAGTAAGGTGCTCCATAACCTGAAGGGTAAGAAGCTAGTTTACCAAAATGTAAATTAGAGTTTTTAAGTGAACCAGACTTACTAAAATTTGCACGTGTTTGAGCAATAGTAGGACCTGATATAAAAGTCCCACATGTTTTATTTAATACTGAATAGTTACCTATTAATGACAATTATTCACCCCATGCAAAGTCTAAATGACCTGCGATTGCCGAGTTAACTGGAGTGTTAGCTCCTGAGTACATAATCCATTGAAGATTTGCACCATCATATACCCTTGGTAAGCTTGGAACTTGATTTAATAAATCTCTCTCAGCAGCAACACCTAAAGTAGTAATTGGTAGTGTTAAAAGTGGTCTGCAAAGTGCCACGCAGTATTCACCAGAAACGTATGAAGTAGAGTTTTGAATTGTTTGAATCGATCTAATTCCTTTGTCACCAGCTTGTAGTGGCATGAAAGGACCATATTTTCCTGCACCAGTACCAGAGTAAATAATCAATCCGTTAGCAGCAGCAGTTTTACCTATTGGTAATACGGTTGGAGTATCTCTACCTGCTGTACCATCTGAGTTTGTATAATTTATACTCATGTTGGGAGTACCTGCGCCTAATGCAGTTGTGTTTGGATTAAAGATAAAACATTGAACACCTGCACCGTCCGTATATCTTGGAAGTGTAACAGTATTGTTTGTTGTCTGAGCAGTAATTGTAGTGACTGTCGTTACTCGATAAAACCCAAGCATATCCACTAACATTAAAACACAAGGAGCAGTTGTAGCTGCTGCTGTAAAAGCTGAAGCGTTTACTATGTGCTTTGTTGCTGGTGATACGTTACCACCATGTTGAATACTTGAAGCTGTAGCGTCTGAATCTGAAGTAGATTGAAAAGCTAAATTTGTTCCAGTGTTATAAATTGCTCCTAATCCCGGATTTCCTGCACCTCTTGCTAGACAATGCCACTCACCAGCTACCGCTGCTGTAGTTGGAAGAAAGTTCTTATTCCAATCCGTTCTTAGAGTTTGTCCCAAGTTTGTAATCTTATTCAAAAAATCATCCATCGATGAAAAGCCCATTAGTATCTCCTTATTTCCATGTAAATTTTAAATCACCTATAAACGTAACCCCTGACAGTGAACCTCGTGGATTACATAATAGGTTTAAATATGCGTCATCTTTTATTTCTGGCATTCCAGATTTTTGTATTAGGTAATCAACTTCAACTGGAGCAGTTTGCTCATTTAAGCAAAACTGAGCAATTGGTTTAACTAGTACTAAAGTAAACAAACCTACATCTGCACCTAGCATTGTTACAGAGTCAATTGAACGAACTCCAGTATCTCCTGCTTGTAATGGGAGAAAAGGAACTGCTGAAATTGTATTATTCACTGAACTAGTAATTATAGAACCGTTAGCTGCTGCTGCATTTTGAAATACTGAAGTGGTAGTTCTTCCACTTACTCCTAAAGAGTTCGTGTATGAAACTACAAATTGTTGTCCACTTGTTCTAGGAGCAACAGATACCGCCATTATCCTAACACCTTCTCCAGATTCATATCTAGGAAGTGATACAGAGTTTGTAAGAACTTGTTCACCAATAGTTCCTTCATCAATAAATGGATAATACAAAAGATAATCCATTAGTAACATTGTCAAAGGTAGCCCAGTAGCTGAATTTGTAATTATAGTACTACGTCTTAAGTATTTCTTAGCAGGTGAAACATTAGCACCATGGAAGAATCCACCGTCTGTAGATTGTCTCATTGCTACTGATACCAACGGAGATGCTGCGTAGTAATTTGGAACAGGATTACCCGGACTCATTGAGAGATCAAACCAAACACCAGCAGTTGAAACATGAGAAGGAGTTTTACGAAATGAAAAGATGCGTTCAGCACCTTCTAATTCTGTATTAACTAATTCCTTTAAGTTACTAAATCCCATTTGTATTAGATACTCCGAGAATCTTTCTAACTGTCTCTAACATAATTAATTGAGTTTCATCTAACTGTTCACCAGCTAGCAACATTCCCATTAATTTATCAAACAGTGCTTTAGGATCTGTTTTTAATAATTCAATATCTCTCATATTAATCTATCGTGAATACTAAACCATTTGCAGCGAACTGAGGTTGTATACCTGTCGAAACTGGGATAGAAGTATTTAAAGCTGCTCTAACAATTATATTACCAGCGCCTGATGCTGAGTCAACTATCGAAGCGTATGTAATAGTATTAGAACCAGATGAACACTGAGCAAACTGTTCAAGGTTAGCATTTGAAATTTGATTACCCGATACAGTAAAGTCTGTTGCACGTGTTAAAACAACTCTAGCATAACCACCATAAGTTGCTTCTGAAGTAATTGCAGTTCCTGCCTCTCCTGGGTCTGCTGTATGAAGAGCAATGTATAAATCAGTATTAGCATCCCAAGGTAATGCGGTGCCTTTAAAGATTTGATTTAATACTGCGGTTTCTGTGGAATTTGAAAATGACATATTTATCTCCTATTATAAGTTGTTAACCTACGGTGTATAATTGTACGTTAATCTATCGTTCCATACTTTATCAAAAGACGTGCTACCATCTGCCCAACTTACAATTGTCGCGGCACCTGATTCATTTATTCGTTTAATCTTCCATAACGCACTAGATTGACTACTACCAACTGAAGCAATTCCGATATAAGTATTTGAACCAGCATCATCTATTAATGTTAGGTAATCCTCAGATTCTTCTCTATTTGTATATAAAGGCATTAAGTTAACTCCGTTATTTTTAATGTACCATTATTTGTTGTAAACACTACATCTATTCTACCAGTATAACAAGGAAATGGTAATTCGTAAATTGTATTGTTTGTCATTTCAAGTGTATGACTAGCTTCTGAAGCAGTTGCTCCTAATTTTATATAAGCGATACCTGTACCTTTTCTATAAAGAATAACTCCCTTTCTATCTGGATTAGCAATTAATACAGTTTGGTTTATTATTGAACCATTTAATGATGTGACAGTTGAAACGGCTGGTTGAACTTCCTCACTACTGACATCGTAAACACCAACTTGTGTAGCGTTTGTATTAATAGAGCCGTTTGTTTCAATTTTTAAAGCAACACCGGCGGCGCTTTTAATTTCAACGTTATCTTCTGCTGCGTCTAATGAAACGTCAATGTCGGCGTTTACAATAGTAGCTTGTGCGTCAGTTCTTAATCTACCCGTTGATTCATCAAGAACCGCCTGTAAGATCTGACGTTGATCCAATTTACTTGGAGGAGGAGCAACCATATATTATCTCTTTCTATTCAGAATATTGTTTAAAATTGCGTCTAAGTCTCTTTTCTGTACTCTATCTTCAGGAGCAAGCATTGGTGTTTCTTCAGAAGGTACGACCGCTGGCTCTCTATTTTTTCCCATACGCGCTGCATTATAAATCGCGCGTTCTTTCATCATTTCGTCTGGTAACTCCGCGTTTCCTAATTCCGTAGGTCGTGCTGCCATTTTTAACGTTCCAACACCGGGAATATAATCTGTTGCAAGATCTGCAGTTTCTAAACCTGCTTCACCTAATTCACCAGCTTGTACTTTACCAGCAATACTTAAACCAGCAAGTCCAGCACCTGCTAAACCTAACATGGGAAGCATCTTAGCGAATCCTTTATTGTTCTTTACAATCGAAGATTCCTTTCTAGCAACATCTGAAACGTCATCTAGTACTTCGCCTGCTAACTTTTTATCTAGGTTGCCGAATTTAGACTTTTGACGAACTGCGGGATCTATTCCCATTAAGTCTGTAGGTGTTTGTTTAAGTGTATTTTCTAGGTTTGTTACTTTACCTTGTTTTCTAAGTTCATCCAACGCACCTTGTAGTGAATCCGGTCTAACTGTTTTATCATAAGCAGACATTCCTGAAACTATTCCAGTTCTACCTTGTTCTGCGTTTTTTGCAATATTGGCGAGCCTCTTTTTTTCTAAAAGTTCGTAAGCCTTTTTTGCTCTATAATCTTCAGCCATCTTATTCCCCTAATTTCTGTCGTAAAAGGTTAAATTTTCGTTTCTTTTCTATTTCTTCAGGTGGTAATTCGGAACTTCCCATCATTGTAGGAGAAGCAGCACTTAATACTGAAGGAGTAGCTAATTCATAAGCTAATTCACCTGTATCACTAGCTGCACCTTTAAAATCACCTGCCATCGCTTTATTTCCAATACCAGCTGCTGTTAATCCTAAAGCACCAATACCTGCACCTTTAATTAACGGCATTATCGACGCTAATTTCTTATTATTCATAAGATTTTCAAGCGCATACTTTTCGAAGAAGCCTTTTTTGTGGTGACCTTTAAAAGCTTCATCGGCAGCTTCTGCTCCAAGCTTTTTTAAGTTAGATTTATTAAATTCGTCACTTAATACTTCAGCTAAATCTAAAGAATCGTTACCATGTCCTAATTCGTGAAGCTTTGTACCTAACTTCTTGAACGTTTCTTCCCCTTTCGGGACAAAAACCCCGTGTTCTTTAATATACTTGCCTGCAACGTTTTTTGGTAGGTGTTCAGTATAGTTTACTGGGATTTCTTTTATAAGTTCCTTTTTCTGGAAGATATTTAACGGATCATCGTAGTTTTCAGCTACGTGTTCACCTAAAGCTGTTGATAGATCGCTACGAATCGCTAAAGGATTCTTTTGACGAACTAAATCGCCGTACATATCTTCATCACCAGAGCCAATTGCTTCTCTTAACTTCTTAAAGTACTCTTTTTGTTTTTTGGACAGATTTTCCACTAATTCCCCTATTCTTTTAGTAACTCTATTAGGTCTGCTGCTGGTTGTGTCTCTGTAGGTGCGTTTTTTGGCTTTCTCGCCAATAATCGCTTAACTTCTTCGAATCTAGCCTTCGCTTTAGCTGTTTTAGGTGCTTTTAACGACTCTAAACCACCTGTAATGCCGTTTTTGTGCATAAGGTACATATTCTCTACATTAGGCTCAAAAGGACCACTTTTAGCCCCTTTTAACGCTGTCTGATATCTATCAGCGAGTGCTTTCATCAACATAGCTTCATTCTTAAGTGGATTTACGTGATTTGCAGCTAAATCTTGCTTTTCTAGCAATCTTTCCGCTTCTTTTCTAGTAGAATCGATGAGTTGATAGTGTCCAGAGGCAGTAGAATCAGGGTTTTTAAGGTATTTACCCCCTGTAGTCTCTGCATAATGAATCTTTTCAACGTCTTCCGGCGTTAATTGATCTGTAATACTAGCAACATCGGCATTCATAGCTGCTTCGTCATATAAATCACGAACATATTCAGGTTTATCCTGTACCGGAGCTAGTTTTTTCAGTAGTTTGTTGAATTTATCCACTATTTAGCCCTCGGATCGTTACTTGGGTTTGCTAAAAGCGATGCATCTACAGATGGTTGGTTAGGCAAAGCCTGATCGGGCATTTGTTGTCCACCTAAAGTCGCAGGATTCATCAATTCATCGTTCGTACTACCTAATGTAGCCTGTTGATTTCCCATCATAGCTTCAGGATTAGGATTCATTGGTCCCGGTGGTAAATTAGGAGCCCCGGCGTTCTGTTGTGGGTTCAACGGTTGTTCTTTAATCAACATTAATAAGTCCGGATTAACGTTTCTTAGCATGTCAATGTGTTCTTGAATGTGCGCACGAACCTTTGCTGTCAATTCTGGATTGTCACGCAGGTCTGGATCACTGATTACTGATCTATGTTCTAGTATGTGTAGAGAGTGGCGATCTAAAATGTCCGCCATAACGTCTTTCCCTTCTAACATGTTCTCGTTTTCACGTTTAATTAAGAAGATATCTTGCATATCCGCTTCATAAAGAGTATCAACGCGACCTGTTTCCATTACTGCGAAGTATTGTTCAGGCGATTTAATCAATTTCATGTTTGCTAAGTTGTTTGCAATCTCAACTCGACCGGCAATTGTCTTAGCTAATGGGTTACCAACGTCTACAATTACTCTTTTAACGTCAGAAATCATGTCGCCAGTGAATTGTTTCATAAAAGAACGCTTATTTCTACCAACGATAGCAATTAACTTTGGAGTATTAGCAAAGTCCTTTAGTATTTCGATTAAATTAGATCCAATGTCCTCTAAAAAGCGAACATAGTTACGTTGGAACGTATTTTGGAACTGCAAAGACATAGATTGTACTAAAGCTAATGAGTTTCCAGAGCGTAGTGACGCTTCTGGGTTTCCACGAGTAACTGAATTGATCCCAGATTGAGTTTCACCCATCTGTTCTAACATTTGAGCGAACTTATAAGTCTCAGGAGCGGTTGCTGTAAGCTGTAGAGCTTCCGGCTTACTATTTCCTTCAACGATATTCAATCCACCCGGTAAAGCTTGATGAGTTAAGTCAGAACCACGTTGAACAAACAAGTTTTGTACACCAAAAGCATTGTTGTTCGTCATAATTGTTGAGTAAGTAGCGTTTAAAGCTTCTTGAATTGGGTATACATCGAATAAATCCGAGTATCCGTATGGTGTTCCCATGATGTTTGCCGGTGATAATCTAAATAACGGGATACTTCTATAAGGAAGTGGAACGTCAAGTAGTACAATATCACTTGAAACGAACAACATATAGCGTCCTTCCGGCATCGCTTCTGTTCTTTTGTGGTACAATTTGAATACTGCAATATCATCAGTCTCATCGTTCGAGAATGTTTGCATTTTATAGCTGTAAATCTCGTTTTTTGTCGGCAAAGACATGATTTTTTCGCGTAATTCTGGATATTTGGCTGCTAAATTATAACGGTTTTGAAAAGAACGTACTAAAACCCACTCTTGCGAGTAGAAATTTTCCTTTGTACCGTCGACGACTACCGAAAGTGGGTCATAAAGTGTAAACTCTAGTTCACCTTCGTATGAATGTTCACCAGTTTCGGGATCAAAATCGTGAGATTCGCCAGATGTAGCATTCCACTCCATATCAATATATGAAGCACCCATTACTGTAGCCATTTCTACTGCGTCGTAGATAATAGACTCGAGATTTTTCTCGCGCATGTAGTAATCTAGTATACCGTTTGCTAAGTATGTCTGCGATAACGACTTATAATCCGTATTAATAGCCTTAGCTTCTAATACTGGACGATTTGCTGTAATGATATTGATGATATGTCTAGCTAAGTTACGGAACATATTGACAGGAATCGATACTAATTCCCCTTCTTCGCCGGTAAAACTGATTGTGTGGTTTTCCGATGTTCCTTTATTAAAATTCCCGTAATAAAACTTGTACATATTTGCAAGTTTCGTTACATACGAGTTTGATTTAATTTGAGAATAGTATGTTCTAGCTTTATCTAACGCAGCAGCGGCGGCTTGTTCAGAGTCGCGCGCGGCAAAATACGTTTCTAAATTATTAGGATTCTTATCCATTAGTTACCTCTTATTCAATAGTAGAAAGAAACTCAGTAACGTAATCTAGAGGTACTGCAAACCCCATATTTTCAACTTGACGATTACCAGCAAAGATAACTCCCACTAAATCGCCATATTTATTGACAACAGCAGAACCACTATTACCCGGATATGTAGGAGATGATAATTCGATCGTATTTCTATAGTACGAACAGTATTCTTGCATCCCTAACCAGCCTTCAACTCTTTTAATAACGCCTTCAGAACAAGTTCCGTCTGCGTTAACGTCTTCACCCATCTCGATTTCGATATTATCAAAGTATTCACCTTTTGAAACGTTTAAAGCTTCCCCGCGCGGGTGACCTAAAGTATAAAGCTCGTCACCAAACACCGGTTTATCACCAATCTCGATTCCTTTCTGTCCGGGAATTCCTTCAATGACACAAAGATCGTGTTTATCTGAGATTTTAATAATATTTCTTTCAACTGGTAGAGGTTTACCTACAGATTTAACCATAAGCGGACCTTTCATTTGACAGATGTGTTTATTTGTTAGAATAACTACATCTCCATTCGGTAATTCGACGTGTGATCCAGATCCTCTGCCGTTTTGTCCAAAAATTTGAACCGCAGATTCTTCCGCAACGTTTCTAATAAACGAACGATGTAAATAAGGGGCTTGCAAAGCAACTGTAAGGATACCAATAGATAATACTGCGATTTTTAACGTCTTTATAATAAAAGATTTGATTTTCACGATGACTCCATAAGTTTATAGACAATATATATGCCTACCTATAGTTGTTAATCGACGTGTTATCGTTTCTTAACACCGAATATGCTTTCATATACTGCAATGTTCGACATTTTCTGATTGCTCGTATATCCGAACTGTCCGTTATTGTGAAAAGTGTCATCAACGGATCTTCCATAATTTACTGGGTAGGGATTTTTTGTGTAATTTACTGATTTTATTAGATAAAGTAAAGCATCTACGGCATCGTAATGTCCTAATCCCGGCGATCTAGCAAAATCGTCCTTAGCTGACGCATCTTTCCAACGAGCATTCTTTAAATGTTGGATTACCGTCGTACATCTTGGATTAATGTATATCTTTTCAGACTGTAACATAACTCGAAGTTGATTAATTAACGGTAACTTATAGCCCGGAGCTTTTCTAATTGCTTGAAAGTTCAATCTACCCATCGACGCGCGATTAATTTCGTTAATTACGATATATTCAATGTCCGAAACTCGAACTTCCGGTTTAATTAATTCATTCGTTAAGATATTCATCCATAACTGTTCTTCTTTTAATAGTATTTCGTCGGCAAACTTATTTAACTTTAAGTCCTTACCTTCTTTAACGATTTCATCTTCGATAATTACTTTATCTTGTTTAAAATCGTAATAACCGAACACACATACTGTCAAATCTTTGAACCCTAAGTCCATTGCAACGTAAGGAGTATAGAACGGCGGCTTATGATATTCACGAACAACAACTTGCATAAGCTCTTCGTCAAATTCTGGGATAACTGTTCGATTTTCATCTCTAATTAGCTCGCAACTGTACTCGCGTTTAAAATTGGGATTATTAACCCCTCCAACAAACTTTGAAATAATATGTTGTTTCTTTTCGTCCGAAAG